CGGCCTCCCCGACGACCATGATTTCGAATACATCCTTGGGGTCGACCTTGGATACCACGATGCAACTGCCTTCGTCGTCATGGCTTATAGTCGAGACCTACCGTATGTCTTCATCGTCGACTGCCAAAAGCAATCCAAGATGCTGCCCACCGACATTGCAGAGCGAATCGGTGATCTTGCCGACGAGTACGACTTCACCAGAATCGTCGCCGACACAGGTGGATTGGGTAAATCTATTGTGGAGGAGTTTAAGGTTCGCTACGGGCTGCCTATTTACCCGGCGGAAAAAACCAAGAAGATGAGCTACATCGATATGATGAACTCTGACCTAGCCGATGGCATCCTCAAGGTAACACGAGACTCTGACATTTTAGACGAGTGGCAGAATCTTCAGTGGGATGAAGACCATCGCAAAGAAGATGGACGCTTTGAGAACCACCTCGCTGATGCTGCGCTTTACGCCTGGCGAGAGTGCAGGCACTATAGATACGAGGCCCCGATAGAGCCACCGAAATACGGAACCCCGGAGTACTGGGAGATGATTGAGGATGAGCACTGGGGTAATGCAGCGAAGAACTTAGACCGCAAAGACTCCGAGAGATGGTGGGCTGCGGGAACATCGATTGAGAGGCTACAATGAAGGGTGCAAGTGCATATATAAGTCAAAAGTTTTGGTGGGATTCCGGCGAGGAGAATCCTCACGATCTGCTTTACTCTTTGCTTGAGGACTTGAAAGATCGAATCGAGACCAGGACCGACTACGATGTCTTGCATTTGTCCCTATTTGAGAACTATTACAACAACGCTCTCAACCCCGCAGCATACACAACACGGTCACTCTCTGAGGATGAGCGCGTTACCTTTAACGTCATTGCATCTTGCTGTAATACGGTCACAGCTAAAATTGGCAAAACGAGACCGCGCCCTATCTTCCTGACAAGCGGCGGTGACTTCAGCCTTAAGCGTAAGGCTAAGCTACTGACCAAGTTTGTTGATGGTATGTTCTACCAAACCGACCTTTACAATGTAATGCAGCGCGTGTTCCTCGATAGCTGCGTCTTTGGCACTGGCGTGCTAAAAGTCTTTGTAGAGGACAATCAGGTCAAGGTAGACCGAGTGTTTCCTAGTGAAATCATCGTCGATGAGTATGAGGCTCGATATGGCGACCCGCGTCAAATGTTTCAGCGCAAGGTCATGCCTCGTGAAGTAGTGGCGGGATTATTCCCGAACCACAAAGCCGAGGTCGCGGCAGCAAGCCCATGCGACCCGGAAGACCGAAGCTACAACACAGGCGATATGATTGAGGTGATTGAGGCGTGGCACATCCCGTCTTCTCAGGATTCAGACGATGGCCGTCACCTTATCTGCATTGATGGCGCTACGCTCTTTGATGAGAAATACACCAAAAGTTATTTTCCGTTTGTGACCCTGCGTTGGTCGCGCCGTATGCTCGGCTATTATGGCCAAGGTCTGGCTGAGCAACTCCGCGGCATCCAAGCAGAAATTAACCAGCTTCTCCTCAACATTCAGGAGCAGATGAACTTGGCGACTCCGAAGGTGTTTTTGGAGCGTGGTTCACAGGTAGCGAAAGAGCAGATTAACAACCAGACCTGGGGCATCATCGAATACGAAGGTCAGCCACCGCGTTTCTTCGTACCGCAGACTGTAGCGGGTGAGGTGTTTAGCCACCTCGACCGACTCTACAACCGAGCCTATGAGATCTCTGGTATCAGTCAGTTGTCCGCGACAAGTCTCAAGCCTGCGGGTCTAGAGTCTGGTGTTGCTCTGCGTGAGTACAGCGACATTGAAACCGAGCGCTTTGTAATTGTTGGTCAGGCGTATGAGTCAGCATTCCTAGAGATTGCACGTCAGATGATTGACCTAGCTAAAGATGTATCTGAGCAGGGTAAAACCTACGAAGTCATCTCTTACGGCGACAAAGAGATTGAGAAGATTAAGTGGTCTGATATTAATCTGCGTGAAGACCAGTACCGAATGAAGGTATACCCAGCGAGTCTTCTCCCGACCACGCCAGCCGCACGTTTGCAGACAGTCATTGAAATGTCGCAGGCAGGGCTGCTTGATAAGGCGGAGACTCGCAGTCTTCTAGATTTCCCAGACATTGAGCAATACAACAAGTTGGCTACAGCTCCACTTGATGAGGCCGAGATGTTGGTTGAAGAGATCTTGGAAAAGGGCAAGTACCACCCACCAGAGCCTTTCAGTAACCTGCAACTTCACCTACAGTTCTTTCAGCGGGCTTATATCGAAGCGAAGATTAACGGTGCCCCTGAAGACCGGCTAAACTTGATGCGTCGATATATGCAGGAGTGCTTTAAGCTACTCCAGCCACCGGCACCCCCAGTCGCTGCCATGCCTGGAGGGCCAACCCCAGTTGCTGGTGGCCCCGCACCTACCGAACTAACGCCTACGGCGACTCCGCCGAAGGAAGCCATTGACGTGCTGGCAGAAGCAGAATTGCCAGCCCCACAAGCAACTGGTGCCGCGCTAGAAGGTGTGCCAGTTTAAGGAGAGAACATGACTGAAGAGGGTCAAGTTGGAGAAGAGGTTCAATCAGTTCCTGATATGGGAGAATCTTCTGGAGGAGATGCTGGAGAAGCCCCTGGAGGAGGAGACGTTCCACATGAAACAACTGGAGCGGATGATAATAACGATGGAGTGGAGAGCAGCGATGCAGGAACTCCGCCCGAACCAGCGCCCGACCCGTTCTCTCGAAGATTTGCCCAACTAGCTCGCGAGCAGAAGAAGTTGCGCCAAGAGCGTGACGAAATGAAGCGTGTTCAGCAAGAGCTTGATGCTCGCAAAGGTACGGTCTCATCGTTTGATGACCTACAGAAACTTGCACGTGAGAACCCTTACGAGGTCATGCAGAAGTTAGGGCTAGACTACGAAGCCCTTAGCCGACAAGTCTTGCAAGATGGCGAGATTACCCCTGAGCAGAAGATGGCGGGGGAGATGAAGCGCCTTCGGGACGAGATTGACGCCATGAAAGCGGAGCGGGCTGAGCTGCAAAAGCAACAAGAGGCAAAGAAGTACCAAGACACTTATTCGACATTTGTTGACGAGATCAAAACTTTCGTGGACAATACAAGTGAGTTCGACTTCGTTAAAGCTAACAATGCTTACCACGTCGTCGCTGAGGTTATGCAAGAGCACTACAACAGCACGCAGGAAGTGATGAGCTATGACGATGCTACCAAGATGGTTGAGGACTACTACGAGGCTGAAGCAGAAAAGTACCTCGCAGTACCGAAACTAGAGCAACGACTCAAAGAGCGTTACGCTCCAGCGAAGACAGAGCCCGAGGCGGGGCAAGCACAAGAGGAAGCTAAGGCTTCTGAGAAAACGCCACCCAAAACTTTGACAAACACCCAGGTGCAGCGTGCGCCGGGGGATAAGCCCAAGAAGCTTAGCCGCCAGCAGTCTATTGATTTGTTGGTGAACAAGTATGGGAAAAATCTGTTTCGCTAGGGGTAAGAGATAGCTTGCCCCTATAAGGAGTGAGTTATGCCAGTACCAACTAAATCGGCATTGGACCTGGATCAGGTCACAGAAGCCCTCAAAGAACATTATAAAGCACTAACCATTAAAGACATGGTTTATCGCGACAACCCTCTACTTGCGATGATGCCTAAGTATGAGCGATTCGGCGGTGAGAATATGCCGATTCCTCTACAGTACGGAATCACCAACCGTCGATCAGCAGACTTTGCAACTGGTCAAGGTCTTATCTCAGGCACCCGTCTTGAGAGATTCGTTATTGAGCGTGTGAAAGATTACTCTTTCGCGCGAATCACCGGTGAAACCATCAAGGCTACCGAAGGCAATGCAGATGCGTTCCTTAAGTATGCTACCATGGAAATTGACGGCGCTATCAAGTCGCTTAGTCGATCACTTGCTGTAGCAATGTATGGCGACGGCTCTGGTCAAATTGGCCTCGGGCCATTCGCGACTGTTGACAACTCCATTACTTTGGCTAAGCCTGAGCAAGTGACCAACTTTGAAGTTGGTATGAAGTGCCAGTTCTCTACGGCTGCAACCACCGCAGTTGTTGGTCTCACTGATTTGACCATTACAGCAGTAAATCGTGACACCGGAAAGCTTACTTTTGACGGTGCTGGTGCTTTGGTTAACGGAACTAGTTACTACATCTTTCAAATTGGGGATGCTCAAAATGGAGCTTCTTCTGGCGTGAAGATCTCTGGTCTTGAAGCTTGGATTCCCGGTGGAACCCCACCGGCAAACTTCTTTGGCGTTCTTGATAGAACTGTAGACCGTACCCGTCTTGCAGGTGTTCCTTTTGACGGCTCTTCAATGCCTCTTGAAGAAGCACTTATTAGCGCAGCAAGTCGTCTTGCTCGTGAAGGTGGTTCACCAAACTACTGCTTCCTGGATTACACTCAGTTCGCAAACCTTGAGAAAGCTCTTGGTTCAAAGGTTGTTTACGACAAAGTAAGCAGCGACGACGCTGATGTTGGCTTCCAGGCTCTTAGCATCATTGGGCCAAAAGGTCCTATCAAGATCATTGCTGACCAGAACTGTACTCCTGACGTTGCATACTTGCTCCAGATGGATACCTGGACTCTTAACAGTCTTGGGCCTGCTCCGCATATTCTTGACCTTGATGGCAATCGTATGCTTCGAATCCACAACGATGACTCTTATGAGCTTCGGGTTGGTTTCTATGGTAACGTTGCTTGCACCGCGCCTGGATACAACTGTCGAATCGCTCTAGCATAAGGAGAGTGAAAGATGGCTAACAGAACTTTT